TGCGGTTGATGTTTCGATTGAATTCGATAAATTTCAGGACTATTTAAAAGCAAACGGAAAAAAATACGCTAATTATAAATCTGCATTTCGGAATTGGTTGAGATCAGATTTTATCAAACCTAAGGAAACGTATGAAAAAAACATCTATACAGGAAGCAAGTTTAAGAGTTGATGATCTATTTGAATTCCTGGATATAAAAGGATCACGGCCATTATATAACGAATTGATCGGCCTGATCATGGAATACTCATTGGATACCGTAAAGGCTGGATGGGTTGATATTATGCACGAATGCTCGCCTCCTAATGGCCAGCTATCTGGACAGATTCCCAAATTGGGAAGGATTAGATGGATATTCGATAGAAAGCAAACAGTAATAAATCAGGTATATGAGCCTGTAAAATCCTTGCCGAATAAAGATAAAGATCAACTGCATACATTCCTGAAAATGTGCCAGATTGATATTCAAGCGATAAAAGAAAAGAAATTAACAAAAGAACAGATGCTTGTAAATCATGCGGCATATTTAAAAAGTGTTGGTGCTGATCATGATTTAACAAAACAAGCATGATCTATCACACATTCTACAAACCTAAAACGGTTGCACAAAAAAGCAATCGTGATGCCGTACAGGCTGATCTAAGAATAAAATATTGTCCTAAGTGTAGAAAGTGCTACGAATTAGATCAAGCGGTCACCAGGAATACCAGTCGAAGAACTTGTGTGTATTATGACGATTTTGTTACATACGGAAAAGAAAAAGTAATCTGCGAAATATGTGAGGGTAAATAAATGAAATGTCCGAATTGCGGTAACGGTCAGGCCAGAAAAAAAGGATTTTATTATTCACAAAAAGATGATGCAAAAAGCTCACAGAGATACATCTGCATCGGATGTAATAAACAATTCAGTATCTCGATGAGTGATGAGGTTAAAAATACAAAAGACTTACCGAGGATTTTACTTTTAGATATTGAAACTGCACCGATGGAAGTCTATGTATGGGGATTATATAAGCAGTACATACCTCATGATAATATTATTAAGGATTGGTGTATGTTAAGCTGGAACGCTAAATGGTTGTATGATGATGAAATGAAATCTGATTTGGTTACAGCAGATGAAGCGATGGAAAGAAACGACAAAAGGATCGTCCAATCAATTCATAAACTATTAGATGATGCTGATATAATTGTGGGCCATAATTTAGATAGGTTTGATGATCGGAAAATTAAAGCGAGATTCATAACAAACGGGATTGAGCCGCCATCACCATACAGAACGGTTGATACGTTAAAGATTACCAGGCGAGAGTTTGCTCTTCCATCTTACAAACAGGCATATCTCACAAAATATTTCGGATTAACCAATAAAATTAATGTTAGTGAATTCGGTGGATTTGAATTATGGAAGAATTGTGTCACAGGAAACGAAGAAGCCTTAAAAACTATGCTTCATTATAACAAGTACGATGTGATTGGCCTTGAAGAATTGTATCTAAAAATCAGGCCCTATATCAAGAACCATCCGAATCTTGGTGTATTGATGGATGAAGATACTTGTCCAAATTGTGCATCGGAACATCTTGAAGAAACAGATTCCACTTACTTCACTACTGCTAACAAATTTCCTGTCTATAGATGTTTGAATTGCCGCACACCATATATCAGGCATAAAAAGAATTCAAATACGGTACAAACCAACATGAGAAGTGTACCAAAATAATCCCCATCTAAAGTGCAGTCCTAAAAAAGGATGAAAGGGCTACCTGGTGGATGCTACCATGATGGGGATATAATTAAAGGGAGAATAGAATGCAGTTAGAAAAAACAGATATACAAGCAGAATGGTTTAATCATTTAATTGATGATTGTCAGTCTATAATTGTAGAAGCAGAATTTATAAGCAGATGGGCATTAGTTGAAGGCTATCATTTGCTTGGGACACGGATATTAGAAGAATATCACAACTTCGAACGTGAAAAGATATATGGTAAAAAGATTGTCCAACACGTTGGAGAATCTTTAGGAAAATCAAGACAAACAATATTCTATGCAATCCAATTCGCCAGACAATATCCTGATTTAGCATTACTTCCAGAAGGTAAAAATACAAGTTGGCGTAAGATTTGCAACGAATATCTCCCAGAACACAATGTTCATGTTTCTAATAATTCTGGTGAAAACGAATGGTACACACCACCATTTATTATAGAAACTGCAAAATCTGTAATGGGTAATATAGATTTAGACCCAGCGTCATCAAGATTGGCAAATGAGATAGTAGGGGCAAAAGAATTTTACACCATAGAAGATGATGGAATAAAAAAAGATTGGCATGGCAAAGTGTGGTTGAATCCACCTTATAGTCAGCCAGATATTAGTAATTTCGCAAAAGCCGTTACTCATAAAAAATATGATGAGATAATGATACTTGTAAACAATGCTACTGAAACAGATTGGTTTCGTATGATGGCAGACATATCAAAAGTAATATGTTTTATCAATAAACGTGTAAAATTTATAGATAGAGATGGAAATCCTGGTGCTCCACTTCAGGGACAAGCTATTATGTATAAAGGAAGTAATATTGATGGTTTTATAAAAAAATTCAAGGAGAATGGATTATGTATGATACCAGCATAGCAGTTGGAGATATACGTCATAGAGACAGGGGGAGACAAATTATATCATATTCAAAACTGATGAGACATAGGGGTATAACTCCAACAGATATAGATGGCTTTATTGATTATGGTGGAAATGGATTTATACTTATGGAAGCGAAAATATATAAGAAGGAAATTGAGTATGGACAAAAGCTTGCATTTGAAAATCTTACCAAATCTATTAATAAAAAACCAATATGTACTGTTGTATTTAGGCATGATACTCCATCAGAAGAAGATATTCAAGCTGATGAATGCTATGTTGATGATTATTATGCTAATTTTAAATGGGGTTCTATGAAATTACCAAAACTTCAATGGCATAGACTATTGGATCAACAAATAAAGTTGTTAGATTTTATAGAACGTGTAGAGAATTTTTGGAAATCTAAAGGTTGCATTTTATAAACAAGGAGATCAGATATGAAACACTATTTTAATTCACTTTTCAATGAAAATCTAACATTTGTATTAGGTTGGGAAGCTTTTGTATTATTTATGCTGTTGATGTTCATCTCAATCATCATCAGATTAAATAGAATCGAAAAGAAGCTGGAGGCAAAAAATGATAATACTTGAAATAACTGAATGGATTGTAGAAGCGTTTATGCTGGGATGGTTTATGTTGGGTGCTTCCATCTTTGTATTCTTTTTGACATTAGCATTCTTTGCTATTAAGGATCATAAGAACAAATGAAGATTCCATTCATAACTAAAATAAAAGAACTGAAAAATAAAGTTGGTGAACAGAATATTGCGATATCAGAAGCGGAAGGTGAAATAATATTCTTAAAAGAAGAAACAAACAAAATGCGGATACAAATCGCCATGACTGAAAGGATACTGAAAGAAGGTGAATCAGGTAAAATCGCAAAACATCGAATGATCGAAACAATCTATAACATATTACGATGAACACATACTATGGAAATACCAGACAATAACGGCTATGAATTTGAAGAAGCGGCAGATTTAGCCAAGAAAGCAGTAAACAGATTAAATGTAACAAAAATAGCAGTAGAATATCTATTTGCCAGGGATGATTTTGATAGGGATGAAATGAGATATTGTAAAACGATTGAACAAAAATGGCAGAATTTCACAACCGAACAGAAACAAATATTATTTTTTCATATTGTACAGGGATATTCATTCACAACTATAGGAAAATTAAACGGTTACACGCAACAAAACGCATCCAAAATCTTCCATAAAGCCTGTGAAATCATCCAAAATAACGTATAATTAGGTTGTGATTGCCCCTATATAAGTAGAGGGGTGATCCGTTCCCCTACTCGCCAATGAATAATCGTATGGTGGGCGAAAGACAGGAATGACGGGTATGGTTCTCGAGAGCCTATTAAAAATCTTATGGATAAAATAAACAAATCTATTGTGCTTTAGTCGATGAGTAAAACGACGGAAAATCGACGGGCTAATGGGCAATTTGCCAAAGGTAATTCTGCTGGTGTGCAATTCAAGCCTGGAAACAACGCTAATCCTAATGGAAGGCGAGGTGCATTGGCTGATATAATCAATAAAGTATTTGAAGAAGAAGATGTTGATGGCAAGACAAACAAAGAACGGATGATACGCAAAGTATATAGCCTGGCGATGAACGGAAGCCTCGGTGCTGTATCATATCTATCTGATAGATCAGAAGGTAAGGCTAAAGAATTCAAAGAAGTAATCAACAAGACTGAACCAATCAAGATCATGAGTTTTGACTAATAATTGGAAAGCCAACGACTTACGCAAGAGTATCATTCTCGATCCACATCGATTCAAAGTGGTGGTAGCTGGAAGAAGATGGGGAAAATCTTATCTCAGCCTGATGTGGCTATTAACAAAAGAAATACAACCTGGGGAACGTAGATGGATAGTAGGGCCAACTTACAGGCAACTGAAAACAACGACATGGCCGATACTAAGATCGTTGATGCGACAATACGAGGGTGCTGTGATTAACGAAACAGAACTATCTATCAAGTTACCGAATGATTCCGAGATTGCTCTTAAAGGTTCTGAACAAGAGAATAACTTGAGAGGAAGCGGAATTGATATGGTTTGCATGGAAGAATTTGCCTACATCAAACCTCATGTCTATGAAGAAATTATATATCCGATGCTGACAACAACACAAGGTGAAGCATTATTCATTGGTACACCTAATTCATTTGATCATCTATATGATTATTACTTACGGGGCCAGAGTGATCCTGATTGGAAGTCGTGGCAGTTCACTACAGAAGAAGGTGGCTTTGTACCAAAGGAAGAGATCGAAAGAGCAAAGGCAACAATGGATGAACATACCTACAAGACTGAATTCCTTGCTGATTTCGTGAGTTCAGGAAGCCGTGCCGCATACAACTTTGATCGTAAGATTCATGTGAAACAGGCTGAAGAATTAACTGCCAATCTATTCTGGGGAATGGATTTTAATGTAATGCACATGACTTCTGTGCTTGGGTGTTCATATTCAGATGGTTCTATACATTACTTCGATGAGATAAGACAATCCAATTCTAATACTGAACAGTTGGCCATAGCTATGAAGAAGATAGCACCAGGAATAAATGTATATCCAGATGCAACGGGATCAGCACGATCAACTACTTCAAATAAATCAGATCATCAGATATTGATTGATCATGGTTTTAACGTGATTGCAAAGAAAGTTAATCCACCAATCATTGATAGAATCAACGCATTGAATCGGATGCTTGTTGATGCCAATGGTAAGATACGGATGACGGTTGATCCTAAATGTACATACCTGATTAAAGATTTAGAACAAGTGCAAAGATCAAGGGACGGAAAAATTGAAAAATTAAAAGATATAACTCTCAGCCATGCCTTCGATGCTTGTAGTTATTATATTGCCTTGAGACATTCTTTGGTTAAGAGATCGGTAACAAGTTCACAATGGTAAATCATGGAATATAATTATCACGATAAAGTGATGCTTCCTTCACTCGGTAGGGATGTAGTCATGCAGTCAGTACAACGAGCCGAGAACGATTTAAAAAAGGATGAGATTGCTGAGAAAGATACTGCTCTTGATTTTTATTACAATAAGAAATTAGATACACATCTGGCTCAATGGTTTCCAGGATCATCATTAGAACAAGTGCCACCATTCGGTATGCGTATTGTACCAAGATTTGCAAAGGCAAGGATGATGTTATTTAAATCACCACCTGAGAGATTTATCAATGGTGAACCAGCAGATGAATACAATGATATTGCTTACCATCTCGATAGTAAATCAAGAGAGTTCGCAGAGATAGCATGGCTCATAGGTAAGTGCCACTTCCGTAGTAAGTATTCGGATCGGCATGAACGGATTGAATACGATATAGTAACCAATGCTAAAGAATATTATCTGTATGGTGAATCAACACCGTATGGTATAAGCTATGAGGTAGGTAAGGATTTAAAAGGTGATCGGAAGTTTGTATTCTGGAGTGAGTCAAGAAATGGTGAACCTGGATTGCATTTCGCCTTTGATACTGTTGGTCGTGTTAATCCGATAGGCGACAATACAGACCTAATTAATCCTTATTCGATCATACCTTTGAGCAAGGTTGAATTCTCATCGGATAGTATGGATGTTGCAAGGGCTGGATTACAAGTGAGTATAGCCATGACTGAAATCGCATTAGCTACAAGGTTCGCATTAGGTCAGCCAGTTATCACAGGGATAGATACTGAGATTCCTAATCTGAAGGCTGGAATTGAGCGACTGATTTCTCTTCCAGAAGGGGCCGCACTTCAATATGTATCGCCAACGGGTTCTATTCGTGACATGATCGAAAGCGTAAAGATGATGATCAATCAGGTGGGCCAGAATCATTCACTTGCTATCAGATGGGGTGAAGGCGGAACGCCACCGAGCGGTGAAGCGTTGAAAATTCTCAGCATGGAAAATTTAGAGTCAAGAGAATCAGACATACCGCTATTCAAGGAATGGGAACATTCAAGATATGAAATAGATCGCACCATATTACAAGTACATCAGAATAAAACATTATCCGAATCTTATTCAGTTGATTTCGCAGAAGCTGGATTTCCTACTACCTGGGCTGAAGAAAAGGATAGATTGCAATTCCAATTAGATAACAACCTAATGAGTAAAAAAGAATTAATCAGGTACTTCAATCGAGATATTCCTGATGAACAATTAGATGAAATGCTCGGTGAATTAAAAGAAGAACAAGAAGCAGAAGCACCAGTAGTACCAGAACAACCAATATTTGAAGGATTGAAACGTCTTGGCTCAATTAGTTCTTAATCACATCTCTAAGATAGATGAATTGCAAGATGAAGTAATACAAAATGCAGAGAGTATATTGCCATCAATCAAAATAAATGAATTAATGAAAGACCCAGAATCATATCTGTTAAGTCTTGGATTATCATTCTTGAATGAACATATGGATGAGATAGAGATGGGTGCTAAACAGGGCGAGAAATTCGCTGAAAAGATATTAGAAAAAAGTGGCTAAACAAGCAATCACAATGACCAAGAATTTCGATCTAAAGAAGATCAATCTTGATTTAACGAAAGAATTAAATCTTGCTGGTCAAATAATCAAGGAAGATCATTTCAAAAGATTAGATAGAGGTCAAGGTGTAAGTGGCCCAATGATACCATCACAGAAAACAAGCGGTAAAACATTAGTTAATACAGGAAAGATGAGAAAGCTCGTAATTGACAAAGCAACCAAGATGAATCAGGAAGTTGTAGTACATCCTGGAGAAAAGCAGACATACAAAGGTAAAGATGTTACCATGTCTGATGTTGGTGGATTTCATCAATTTGGTGCTGGGAATCTTCCTGTTCGTGAATGGTTTGGAATTACAAAGAAAGCAGAAAAAAGAATTGTGAAGATGATGGAACTCGAAATAGAGAGAGAGATTAAACGTGCCTGATCTACAGATCACAATGGCTAATCATATATCCGCATCAGCGGCACAATCTGCTTTGTCTATTCAGGAATTAGTGACAACAATGAAAACCGCTGGTATGGCTGACACGGCAATACGTCAAACCTTATTGAATGACTTGAATACTGGTGGCCCTTTATTCGGATCATTCAGGAATAAGCTCAAGAATACTGTGAAGAATGGTGTGGAAGCATCTTCAAATGGAAGTGCAAATGGGAAGTTCACTAAGGCTGGGGTGAGTCAGTTTCAATGGGTATCGGTTGGTGATGGTAAGGTTTGCCCTGATTGTGAAGAAAGACATGGCGAAACAGGAACAATGGAATACTTTGAAACTATTGGACTACCAGCATCTGGCTTTAGTGTATGCACAACAAATTGCAGATGTCAATTACTACCCGAGAATTATAAGGGTGAGAATCTTGATAAGCCTTTGGTGAAGGAAAAGAAAATAATCGATGTTACAAGCCCGTCATTGGTTGGAACACATAAAAAAATATCCGATTCCGAAAAGTGGGTTGAGGCCAATATGGTAAGGGCAAAAGACCCTGGCGTGAGAACCAAGACTGATTTGTCAAAATTTAGGAATAAGAATAATACAGAATCTCTTAATGAATATTTATTGTCGTGGAATAAGGCTCGTTTGGGCGTTAAAATGGATGAGGTTGTTGCAGAAATAGGGGACTTTGGTGACAGTGCTGGGGTAACTAACCTAACAAAAGAAATGGGTATCCCAAACAGGATGCAGAACCAAAGACTGTCTTTATTTGGCCCAATATGGGATTTAAAACCAGAAGAGTTTATAAAGTTTAAAGATAAGTTTACTAAGCCTGGATTTAATTTAGCAAGGAATATTGGCGATGTTGCAACCCATGAAGCTGGACACGCAAAGCTAAATAATTTTCTATGGCTCACGAGACAAAAAGAACCATCATTTACAAAGTTCAAAAAAACAGATGCGTTAAAAGTGAGTCCCTATGCAAGAACAAATTATCAGGAATACTTTTCTGAAGCTAATCTGGCGAGAGATAGAAATTTACCAATACCGAGTGGCATCAAAAAAGACTTGGAGACGGTTGATTCATTTTTAAAAAGTAAAGATAAGGAATTATTAGAATCCGCTTACGAAAAATATCGAGACTCATTGAAGTTGAAAAATTGGGAAAATAGTGCAGAAATAGCAAAAGAATGGGATTTATTAGCAAGTGAAGTATCAAAAAAATACTCCCTTTGAATTAAATGATTTTCATAATACTCAAAATAAGAGGTAAAAATGAGTGAAGTAAAAGTCGATATTCCAGACGTAAAACAGGAATCCACTACAGTTGCAAGTGAACCAAAGCAATCCATCGATCAAGTACCTTATGCACGTTTCAAGGAATTAGTCGATGAAAAAAACACCATGAAAGCAGATTATGAATCTTTGAAGAACAAGATCAAAGGCGAGAGTGAAGCCAGGCAATTAAAAGAGATGGAATCAAAAGGCGAATACGATAAGATAATGGCAGACATGAACGCAAGGTTGGAAACTTCTGAAAAGAAATCTAAAGCATGGGATGAATATCAGGCAACACGCAGAGATGCGTTACTATCGAAACTGCCTGAAGATGATCGTGCTGTTTATGATGGACTTCCCCTGGATAAGCTGGAACTTCATGTAGATAAGTTCAATACGAAGCCTTCACCAGCTTCAGTTGATAATTCACAAGCAACCTCTACAGGCGGTTA